CGGGTGTTAAATCAATAAGTATCCGTCATTAGTCGGAAAAATCAAATTGTAATCTGCCAATTAATGGTATAAGGTTGAACACGTAAAAATCATGTCCGCAAGTAGGCTAATCTCCCCCCGGTAGGAGGAGTTCGCATAGCTGCGAATCATTTTAAGTGACGCAATGATTTTAAATTGCGCGACGACCTTCTACCTGGAGCCTGTCCACATTTTGTGAATGTTTCGGGCTTGGGAGAATTATGGTACACTAGGTGCATTATCTATGATGGTAAATTCTGGGATTGCTTGAATGGACTGACCAGTCGTTAGCAGATCCACAGTCTTTGCCGTATCATAGGGAATACTTAGAGAGCTATTAGGTCCATCATCTCCAACAAGGCAATCCGTAACTTTAGTTTCGGAGAAAGAGCCATCGTCGTAGGTGATAGTAATAGTATCCAGTGTCGAATCTGTGATATTGTGGAAACCACTACTCGGTGCTATCAATGGGTCGTACACAACGGGGAAAACGTTGACTCGACCAGAAGAGACAGTGGCGTTAGAGGCATTTGCAGTTAACACAGTACGAGACGTACCAGTTGGAAAGGAGGCGACGTTCTTCACATTCTTGATGTCCATCATAGGTGGTGGACCGATCATGAAGAAGAAGTTGAAATCATCGCCTGCCGCTTCATAGAGGTAAGAAGGAGCGTTGGTATTTCCAAACCCTCCCCTGTTCTGAGAACGAATGCAAGTGCGAACGTCTCCAAGAACAGGAGTTTGGGTTGAATCTACAACGTCACATCGAATACCTCGATAATACGGCGTGCGGATTTCGTAGGCACAAGACACTGCTTGTAATTGTTGAAAGATGGGCTGACCAATAGCGTCAGTTCTGTCAATGACAGTTTGATCTACTAGAGACTCATCAAATCGCAAATAACCTTCAGTTATCATGCCTGTTTGTGGGGGTAGAATCTTCAGCATTGAAGATCCGTTATAAAAACGGTACAAGAAAGATGTCATGTACCATGAGGAGGGAGAGACCTCGTCCGTGAAATTAAGACGGGACATATTTCTCACACCACTGGATGGATTTTCGTGAAACGAACGTGTTTTAAGACCAACGAATTGATCGGTTTGAAGAAGAAAAGACAAAAAGTTGAATCGCTTCATAAAGGCACGCAGGCTTTGAAAATATTCACCTGTGGTTTGAGCTGTAACGTCTTGTGTACGCGAACTAGGAACCAGCAAATTTTCGTCTTCAGGAACGAATACAGCACCAACATCAGATTGGGCGTATCGACTCTGGAAACCAGGAGCTAGATTCATTACAGGTCTGGAGATTTGATAATCTTCTCCTCCACTGTGGGCTACGTAAAATGTTACTGCGCCAGAAACAGTGGGAGGGTTAGATAAATCAACCAGAGAATAAATGGCTAAGCATCCTGTCTTGGTGTCCAATGTAGTAGCATCGGGACCAGGATTGGTTGTACTGGTGTTTCTTTTGTAAGTTTCTCTCCACGGAGTGTTGGATATAAACGGAACTGAAACTCTAAATGTAGTTCTACCCATCTCATCTTGTCGATCTTTCAAATTGCAAACAACATTGTAGTTTGTATTCAAAAGTTCACCAAGACTTGTGGGAACATCTTCGAGGTTAGTTTCGGGGAGAAAGACGACGGCAAATCGACCTTGATGATATGGGGTTTTCACTACCATAACATCATAGTTGATTGTGCCTCGCCATAGAGTACCCATCATGCTAGCATAAGCGAAACTTCCAAGGAACATAGTTTGGCTAGTATCATTATTTCCATATTGATACTCGGAAAGGGGTGAAACTTCCCATTTCGCCATTAACTTGCGCCCTGAAAACAATGCTTGTGAAGCAGTTTGGGCGTGAAAGAAATTGGGACGGCCAAAAATGTATTCAAGTGACATTTCATCCTTACTTTCAGGAATCATTGAAGATCCATCAATACCATTATCTTGTATAAGAGCAAGTGTTGTTGAATCATCGTTTCCTTCGGTATGGATCAAAGTCTGATTAGGCTTGACTACCATTTTGGCTTGGGGTATAATAGAGGTTGGCTTGGACCAGCCGAAAGACGCGGCGGTTTTTCCAATCGCTCGTGAAACCCACGCTACAGTTGAAGCAACTTTCCCGATGAGTGGTACACCGGAAAGCACATCAGCTACAGTCGTGACTCCACTAGCAATTTTAGAAACCGGACCGGATGTCTCGACTTCTCCAGTATCAGGTGCAGAAACGGGTTTCACATCGTTTTGGGCAACACGGTATCCTTTGTTCTCTAAACGTTTTATGTCGTGAGCATCTCGTGCTTTAGAAATAACATCGTTTTGAGTTGGAACAAAGAAGACTGGGTTGACGAAACGAGCGAAAATAGTGTATTTTGCACTTTCAGAAGCAGTAGGTCCTAACAAAGTAGAAAAGACATAAAGGAAAACAGTACCAAATTGGTTATCCGAATTGCCAAGATCGAAAAGATCGTAGATATTGGCATATGGACAAGTAATTTTAAGACTGTTCCCTTCTTCTATACTAACTATCTTATAGGGGCACGAGGTTTGAGAAGCAAGGAAACGAGTTCCCTTGCGCCTGAAATCTCCAGTTTGATTATAATAAGGATTATATACAAGCATAAGAGCACCTTGTAAGAAAGGTTGGGCATTAATCTTAACTTCTATTTCTATATCAGCTTTCATATATTGGTAGTTTTTGAGTTTATCTACAACTATTGGAGAGTTATCAAATATATCTTGAGGAAAATTTAATTGTTTCAAATAGTTTACAGTATCGGCATCATAAGCACCAGGAGAAAGTTGAATCGGAATAGCAGCATCCGCGGAAGTCCAGTCAAAGGTTCCAAGATTGACTGGGCGTTCGAGAATGCTCATAATTTCGTGTCGTGTCACATCATTAAGTGCCATCTGTGTGACGTTAGATGGCATAGGGATGGATTCAGTTGACATTTGGACATCTGTAAGAAGATTTCCGCGTGTCGAATCCACATTAGTGTTTTGGTCTTGATCGTATTGGGTAGCAATCATGTAATAAGACAAGGGTAGATGATTATTCTCCTTGAATTCGGGAGCTGTATCACCAGAGCACAGCCACACTCTATGAATAAGAAAGAATAGCAGTATATAAGTAAGTATCCCAGTTTTGATTTACTAGTATAAGATCACATTCTTAATTGAAGTTACCAGAGGGGAACGTATTCGGTACGATCATATAGATCACGGTTGTATCTATATTCTTCCATCTTCTCGAACCAAGTCGGGGTGAAATAATTTATTTCAACCTTTCTTAGTTCCTCTCTGATACGATTACTCCAATAATCGTATTGTTGTTTTGGATGGAGAGCAAGTTCCATAAGAGCTTGATCGCAGTTTTCGATGGTTGAGGCTCGCTTTGCTTTTCCGCGAATCCAGTTTGTGATTTCCAGAATGTTTTCGATTTCCATGGGGGCCATGAAAGTTCCATCATTCTGAATTACAAACTTTCTTTTGAGAAAAGCAGTTTCTTGCAGAGTCTTCCAAGGAAGGATGTTGCCAGTTTTTGTCTCATCTGTGTAGGTGAGACCGAAAGATGCAAGAGCATCTGTGATTGTCAGTTGATTGAACCAACCAAGTACGTCGGCAGAGACACTTTTGATGTCATCGTCGCCGTAAATGATTTCGTTCACATGTTTCCGATAATCACAGGTGCCAGGCAACCCTTGCTCTTTCTTGAGTTTGAGGTAGGCAATGCGCATTACGATGGCGTTAAAAATAGAATTTATAATGACAGTAAGCGGATTGCCGGAAGGCTGAGAATGTGTCTGTCGGATCACTTCACCTTTTACGAGAACGTCTGCGTTACACAGGTGTTCCCATAGGGTGGAGCGAATGAGAGCGTTCTCAGGTCCATCACCATACCATTCATTGATCTTGTCGCAAATTTTTACCAGAATTTGCATGAGAAGAGAACCATCAAAGTTGGAGAAATCTCCAGCAATCATGTGGTTTCCTTTCTCAAGCAAACGATGAGCAAGTTTGGTCCATTCCAATGAATAGGGGTTGATGCCAACGGCGATGCCATTGTCAATTCGGTTTCGCATTATGTGGGCTGAGAAGTCCAGAAAATACTGTCGAATAGCAATGACAAGGTGTTGAGGGCAAGCTTCGAATACACGAGTCTTGCCAGCATCAACCTTGGCGATAGGTCGTTTCTCATCTTTGAGAGTAGCGAGGGAAATAGCACTTCCTCGGATTCCTTTACGAGAATTGTCCAACAATTCAAGAACATCAGCTTTTAACACTGGATGATCCAAAATGTAGGTTTCGTCAGATCCGAGAAAAGCAGTCTTTCCTTTGTGTTTGTTGTTGAGGTTGTAGGGGTATCCAGGAGAGGTAGTACGATTAATAGGTCGCTTGTACGGGTCTCCTTCGACACCAACTATGGCCTCCTCGTAAGAGTGCACGATTCCTGTTCCGTTTTGGGGTAAGCCAAAACCTTGGAACACGTCATGAGCAGCAATTTCGAGAAGGTCAGGGTCGATGTACGTCTGTCCTCCCATGATCTTCTTGATTCCTTTTTCCATAGGATCTACAAGTTCGTCGTCTACCATCACAGGCCTTAAAAAGGCTGGTTTGGTAACGTGTTCTTGGACTTGATCGAAGATCAGGGAAGGAGCCAATTGGGTCTTCACGGGAGCGGTCGGGGCTCTGGCAGTACCTATTGATAAACAGTCACCGACACTCAGGAGGCTAGCTTGATAAGCAGGATCAACCCAGCTCTGAGTGTACGGCAACCTTCCATCAATGAGGTATTGTTTTGGAATGCCAAAAGCTTCGACGTGTTCTTTCAGAGCGGACTCGAGTAATTGACGCGTTGTTAAGGCGCCTAATGCAAGAGCGCCAGCTCCTCCAGCAACATGGAAGCCAATCAACTTTGAGTGAATCAGAGAGTTTTGGATGGAGAGCAAAGCTCCACACATACCTTTCTGAGTTTCAAGGTCATAGTCGATGTGGTTTCCAATGCGGATGGGGCAAGTGCACATGTCTTTGTTCTTAGGACACGTACCTGGGGGATGCAAATAGTACTCGGTAGCTTTCGTTGAGACAGAGAAGCTCGCAGGGTGTTTTTCTTGGACAATCGTACGATTGTTGATTTCGTAGAATCCAGAAAACACCATGGAGCCTTCCTTCAAGAAATCCAAGCTATTAGCATCAATGAACTTGCTGATGATCCTAGGGCGGCTAGGAACAACGGGCGGGAAACTGATTAGAGCTAGATCTAAAGGAGATCCATCTAATTGTTTCAGTTGAGAGATTCGACAGTCCTTGTAGGGGACTGAGATAGCAGGGATATCAGAATAGGGGTTTCTGATGATCAACGTTTGTATCGGGTCTTCCACTGGGGGATTGAGAACAGTATGAGCAGTAGTTATCATGGTGCGTCCAACTAAGAACACACCATTAC